TCCACCGGCACCGCCGGCGGGATCTCCACCGGCCGCTGCAGCGGCCGCGCCGCCGCCACCGCCGCCAGTGCCCTCGCCTTCGCGAACAGGCAAATACTTCTCAAGCAGGTGTTTCATGGGTCTTGGCTCCTTGTCGCTGCTTTCCAGAGTTCTTCACCCTCGGCGATCGCTCGCAGCATCGCGTAGCCGACGGCTGTTCGTGCCTCGTGCTTTGCGGCCGCAAGGGCCGCGCTTTCCTTCATCGAGCCGACATGCGGGAACGGCGCCCGCACCGTGAGGTCGGCAAACCATTCGATGATCCGGCGGCCTTCAGCAGTGTTGTTGAAGTGGAACATCACCAGCTTCATGTCGTCGCCGGGGTCGAAATTGTCGGCGGTCTTGGCCGGGAAGAACGCCTGGCTGAGACCTTCCCATGTCGGCGTTTTGCCAAGCAGATCGTCCACCGCCATCATCTGGCGGGAAAAGTTGAAAGGCCCGTCGCTCATGCTGCCTGCACTTCCGGTTGTGTCGCTGCGGCGACCAGATTGGGCGCGGCCTTGACGGCCGCTTCGGCCGCGATGGCGGCCGCCTGTTGCTTGGCGTTCGCCTCGATGGCGGCCGCCTCTTCGTCCGCCGTGGTGACGATATCGACAGGCACAAGCAGGCCCTGCCGGCTACGGTCCAGATAACGATCGATGTTGATCTTCTCGTTGACGCGCGCCTGCCCGACCGTCTGGGCCACAAGGTTGTAGTAGTTTACCGACGCCGCCAGCTGGTCGGCCTTCAGCGCCGCCGCCATCGGCGAGTTGATGTACATCGACACCAGCAGCTGGTTGAAGCTCATCAGCTGGGGCAGCAGCTGCCAGTCATTTAGGATTTCCATCGAGCGCGGCACGATCGTGCCCAGCGCCTCGACGTTCAAACGGCCATAGGCGCCGATATGCACCCGCGAATTCTGCTGCGCCGTCAGCGCCATTTCCGAAGCCGACGCCGGCGTGCCGCCATCATCGAAAATCCGCGTGTCCAGCAGCGCGTCGCGGATCTGGCGCTGGCCGTCGCCGATGATCATTTTCCCGACATCGATGCGCCCGCTCGCAGTGTCGAGCCGCTGCACATCAGGGCCAAGCAGGCCGCCGGTCGACTGCATCGGCCAGAATTCGCCAGGGCCGAGCCGCACCGTGTCGGGGTTGAACGTGCCGCCGGCCCGGAAACCCCAAATGCCGAGCAGCTGGATTGCGGCGGCCTTGAGAACCAGCTCCTGCGCTTTGTTCACGGTCTTGATGGTCGGCAGCGCGAACAGCACCGGGCCGCGCCCATAGGCCTCGCCCGGCCAGCGGTAAAAGCGGGCAACGGCGATCGGCTGGGTGCGCGTCGTCTCCTGGGCGATGAAGCCGCCATCCGTCTCGAGGTAAACGCAAAAGCGCCAGCGGCCATCGGGCAACCGGTAGAAATCCTGAAACAGCACGATTTCGTCGTACGGCTTTTCCTTGGCCAGCCGCTTGAACTCGGCGGTGAATTCGCCTTTCGGCCATGCCTCAACCACTGCCTCGCGGCCAAGATTGGTGCGTTTCCAAGAGGCATAGTTCACGCGCCCCCATGCATCCTGCCCGATCGCCACTTCGTCCTGCGGGATGCAGACGAAGCGCAGCGGTTCGTTGATCGACGGGCCGCGCAACGGCAACACAACGCCGGTGCCGACCGTCAGATCGGTGCAGAATTCATGCATCGACGTGTCGAAATCGCCGGTTTTCATGAACGGATAGACGAAGCTGGCGACGCCCTGCAGCTTCTTGTCGAAGTCGGTCTTTTCCTTCGCCGACAGATGCGAGGCGACCAGCGGGCCGGTTTCGAGGTTGAACGGCGTCGACGCCGGGAAAATCTGGCGCTGGATTTCGCCGGCGCAATGCATGGCCGAATTCGGCCCGGTCATGTCGAAAATCATCTGCGTGGGGGCTTTGGTCTTGCCCGTGCCGCCCGGCCGCCGGTTCGGCAGCACATAGTCATAGGCTTCGCTGTACAGCGAATCCCAGCCGCTTCGGTTCGTCCAAACCTGCTTGGAGCGGGCGCGCTGCTGGGCGACCGGCGTGCCGTCCACGATGTCGGCCATTAGCTCAAATCGGCCTTGGAGGCCGGGTCGGTCACGAAAAGCCGGCGGCCGCGCGGGTTGCGCCTGGTCGCGCCGCTGGTGGCGTCGGCATTGCGCAGCTCGGCCAGCTGGCGGTCATTCGCCACCGCCTGCTGCGCCTTTTGTTCGGCCGCCGCTTTCTTGGCTTCGGCGCCGGGATTCAGGATCGCGTTCATGTCTGCCCTTCCTCAAAATCCACACGCCGGGCTCGGAATTGCCGTGCGCATGGAAGCCAACCAGCATCGCCATGCGTTGGCCGGCGTGGTTGTTTGACCGGATGCGGGCGACGATGAGGTGAGTTTCGGCCATGGCAAAAAGCGTCAATTGCGCCATGCGGACCAGCCGCCTCATGTGCTGGCGCGCAGCGGGCGCGATCGACAGGGCCATTTCGGTGCGGCGCCAGCCATGCCGGCCGAAATAGACCACGGCCATGCAGTCGTCGCCGCAATAGATGGCGACCGTCTGCACCGCTTCCGTGTTGCGTGCCTGCGCCAGCACAAGCCGCCTCACACGTGCACCTGCGCCCGCGAGGTCCAGCACCGCAATGCGCGGCGCCGGCGAGACCAGGCGCCATTCAGCGGGAGAAGACATCGAAATCCGATTTGACGGTGACAGACTTGATCGGCACCACGTTGCCCGGCCGGCCGAGCTGGGCCGCCTCGCCGATCACCTTGGCGCGGCCGCGATAGCCATAGGCGAGATATTCCCACGCGTTGATCGAGTGGGAATACTCGTTCTTGTCGATTTCCAGCCGGTCGGTCTTGCCCTCGCTGGCGTGCTTGGTCAGGTGATACTGCGACACGAAACCCCGGATCGAGGTCTTGCAGCGCGGATCCCAGATCGACCGCGGCGTGTTCGCGTCGGCCATGCCGAAATACCAGCGCAAGGCCTCGGTTCGCGAATGGATGTCGTTCGTCTCTGTCGGCATGATCTGGACGCCCAGCGCCCGGCTGATCGTGTCCATGAAAGACAATTCGCCGTCGATGCGGTCATGGCCTTCGAAGTCGGACGGATCGCCCCAGGCCTTGGCGATGGCGAAGCCCCGGAAGTCGCTCAACAACAGGTCGACGGCATAGCCGGCAAAGCGCGTCGCGCCGGTGACAACATCGGGTTGCGAGACGATTTCCCGCAGCGCTCGCAGCCGCCCATCGGGAAACTGCCCGACCGCCAGTGCCGGCCGGCCGCCACCGTCGAAGCCAAGATAGATCGGCAGGCCTGGTATCGGGTCAAGCAATTCGGTCGAGCGATGCACGGCAAGGTCGAACGTGTCATAGATGATCGTGCCGACCTTCTTGGGCGCATACTTGCCGTGCACGTTGCGGATGCTGTCAGCCGCCTTCGGGCCGCCGAAGCCGCGTTCCTCGGCCTCGTAATCCGCCCTGGTCTTGCGGTCGCGGTTCTCGGCATTGGCGGCAAGGCCGGACGGCTGGGCGAAAAAGTTGTAGCCCGGCCACTTCTCCGGTTCCTCGATCTCGCGCTTGTACGTCCAGTTGACCTCATCCGGCGGGTTGAAGTCGCCGAACACCATGCGCGGGATTTTGATCACCTTGTTGCCGGTGTCGGGGTCGACCTCATAGCCGAGCCGTTCACCCTCCCATTCCATGATCGTGTCGCGCGGCGGGAAACGGCCGGTTCGGCCGAACAGCAGGCCCGGCACGTCCTCATGCATCGTGTCGCATTCGTTCAGCCAGCCGAAGGAGATTTCGTAGCCCTTGAAGAAGCTTTCGAGGTTTTCCGAGCCGATCGCGCCGAACTGCATTTCCAGCCGGACGGTCGTTTCTTTCCAGCCGTCCGGCCATTTGCGCAGCACATCCCATTCGAGGATGTGGTTTACCGGCCGGTCTTGGCCGCCGGAGTAGGCATCCTTTTCCTTCGCGGTGTACGGCCCGTATTTGGGGAAGAAGCGCAGCCAGGTCGGCAGCGCGGTCTTGGCCAGCTCGCGATAGGTTTCGCGCACGGCCGCGCACCGGACGTTGATCTTGCCATCCTTGCAGACCGGAAACAGCGTGCCCGCCTTGTTGGCGATCTTGAACACGGCGCTGACCGTTTTGCCGCTGCCCCATGGCCCTCTGATGAAGTCGAAAGGACCGTTGCTGTTGATGAAGGCTTCGCAGACTGGACCGGCCGGCTTGAACCGCTTGATGTCGAAATCGGGCGTGTAATCCGACCCTGTACCGGCCATCACTCGGCGCCCCGACGCTTCAATTCGCGGTCGAGATACCACCGGGCTTTCTTCAAATCCTCGATCGCATCAGCCTTCAGATCGGCCCGCCAAATGTACTTTACGGCGTTCCCAAGGTTGAAGCCCATGTGCTCGGTGATGGTGATGCACTCAACCCCACTGGGATGGCTGGTGTAGTGCTGTGGATGGTTCACCGCGTCGGATTCAACCTTCTGACTTCCCATGACCCTCGGCCCTCGATTTGCGCCCGGCCCGCGTGCCCGCGTCCCGATTCAGCGCGGTAAATTTATTTCCGCCGCCAGCGAGTCCATTGCGAGCCTGCGGAGTAGGTCGCGTGTGTGCGACGCAACGCCCGTGGGCGGTGGGGGGCCCCGGCGATTTTTGAAATTCGCGCGCGCGCATTCAGGCCGGGCGAGGCATGGGGGGCGGGGTCGAGGCGGCACACCAGGCGGCGCCGGCCTCGCGCGCACGTGCACGAGAACTGCCCTCGCGATTCCTGTTTTCAATCGCGCAACTGATTTGCAATCAGTCGTTCAACCCGGCTTTGTCGTTGGTATTCAACGGGTTAGCATTCTCGTGCGACTGGTCGGCAGGATGTCGCACGGCATCGCCATTGATTTCATTGGCTTTTTCCGCCCGATCGGGCATCAGCCCAGCGCTCATGTAGCCGTCGCCATCGGCCACGACTTGCAGCTGCTCGACGTTGCCGAACACCATCAACGGCCGCTGGCCGGGCACGACCAGGTCGAGCTGTTGCGGGATCTTCGCATGGCGGTACGGCATCAGGTCGGCCGCCGCGCCGCGAATGATGCCCAGCACGGCAATCTTCTGCTTTGCGCCGGCGGCGCCGACCAGCTTGCACAGCGCGCCGAAGTCGGCCGACTGCAGCATGGACAGCGTCACCATCGGGTCGCGATGGCCGCGCGCATCGAGGTAGCGGATCATGTCGCCGCTCTTGCGGTTGGGCGATCCGAGCGGCCTCCCCCGCGCCCTAGCTGGCGCAGCGACGATTTCCGCGACCAGCGCCAGGGCGTCAACGCCCTCGCCATCTGGCAAGCCGGCCAGGAGGTCGAGCGGATCGGCGCCGGGGAGCTCGGCCGGCGGCGGTGTGTGGGCGTCTGGATGCCCCTGGTCGAGCTTATCGGCCATCGAATTCGCACCATGTGCCATTTTTTATTCCGGTTCCCGATCGAGGCGACGGGTTACCGTTCGGGAACCGGCTTTTCGATAGATAATTCAAATGGATATACCCCTGCGGTTACCGGTTACGTGGTTACCTCATACAGCGCATGCGCGCGCGCGTGCGATGCGAGGTTGCATTAGCCGGGGAACCGGTAACCGAAACAGTCATGTTGTTGATTTCCTTGGGCTTTTCTGGTTACCCATGCGGTAACCCGCTGGTAACCCGGTAACCGCTCCCGATCCCGTCAGCGGCTCAATCAACCTCGCCGAAATCGCCTATCGTCAATTGCAAGCCATGGTTTGGCGCGGCGGAACTCGCTTGATCACTGGTCGGGCGGGGGCAAGGCGCGTCAAATGGGGCGCGGGAAATGGTGACAAAATGGCACGATTTGACCCGGCGAAACGGGCGCGGGATGGGCTCAAAAACCGCCTGAAAACGCGATTCAATTCATCCTGTGGCGACGGGTATAGGGAATGCGGCGCAGCCCTGCCGGGCTGCAAGTGGTCTCGATGTGACGCATGGCAGCAGCGCCGCGCACCAGGGCACAGCAAGGCCAAGGCAGGCGCTGGGTGCGCTCATCATCCATCAGGGCAAGGGAATCGCGCTGCAAGGCGCGCTAGTCGCGCGCCGGCCTGGTCAGAGGCTGTTGATCATTTCATACTGTCTATTGAGGCCATCAAGCGCCTCATAGTCGCTGGCCGCCTCTGCCTGCCGCCAGTCGTGCCGCCAGCGCCACATCGCCATGGCGCACCATATCCGACGGTCGTGATTGCGCTCATCGTCGTTGCCGATGCGGTCGAAAAACGTTGCAGCGGTGACCAGCTGCCCCGCATCCATCACAGCCCCGCTCCAACATGCTTCTCAAACGCATCGAGGTCGATCAGCAGGCAATGCGTGGTGCTGCCGTTGATTTTGACCTTGCGCGCCGGCAGCACGATGCCCTTGGGCGCCTGTTTCAGCGCCGTGTACCAGCCGCCCTTGTGGAAATCGGTGTCGGCGAAGATCCTGTGCAGCTGCGGCGCGTTGGCCGGCACCGCCAGCAGCGCGCCGGCGTTCGGCACCTTGCCGCGTTCGAAACAGCCAAGGCTCACCAGCTCCAACCGTTCGCGCGTGCCGCGTTCGTCCCAGCCGCCTTGCGCCGGGCCGATGCGCAGCTTTTCGCACACACCGCCGATCGTCGGCTTGACGCCGTCGCGCCAGGCGTCGATCTGGCTCTGAAACAGCGTGTCGATGCATTTGTGCCAGTGGTCGAGGTTTTCGGTGCGGTCGGCCGCCGTCGCCTCGGCGATCAGCTCGCCCAGGTGCGAAGCATCCGTCATCGGCAGGCCGATTTCCTCGAGCACGGTATCGCCGACCAGCAGCCGCGCGGCCGCCAGCAGCGTGCCGAACGTGTCGATCGCCCGCGCCGACAGCCCGCGCTCGCCCAGTATGGTCGCAAGGTCCGGCATCAGCACATCGTTGAACTCTTTCCAGCCGTCCATGATCTGCCGCAGGATCATGCGGCCGTCCGTCTCCGGCTTCAGCACCAGGTCGCGGCCGCTCTTGCCCGGCCGGTCGAGCTGCGAAAGGTTCAGCATCGCCATGCGCGTCTTGTCCTGCGCGCCCATGGGCGGCGGGATGATGGCCGAGAAAAAGAACGAATTGCGCGCCGTGAAGGTGGTCGCCTGGTGATCCTGTCCGCCGCGGCTGATGTCGCCGCCGGTATAGGCGACGCGCGCCAGCTCGATGATGCTTTCCGACCTGGTCGAGCCGGGCTTGCTTTCAAGCTCATCGATCATGAATGGCAGGCTGTCGGTTTTCGATTTCTGGTAGACGCCGGCGGCCGTGGTGTTGACCGATTGCGTCACGGCGCCGGCCAGTGCCGAGCTGACAACCTCCTGCAGCCGGCTTTTCCCGACGCCGGCGCCGCCCGTGGCAAAGATGATCGGCCGCGCCCGCAAGGCGCCGCCCATCAGCGCCGTGGCGATCCAGCCCAGCACAAGCACCGGGTCGAGGTATGGCCGCTGCCAGTTCCATGTGCGGAGATCTTCGAGGATGCGCCGCGCCGGGCTTTCCTCCTGGGTGACGGGCTCGGCCCATGGCTCGATCGTCGTTGCCTGCTTGGTGTACAAAAACCCGTCATGCTGGGCCGGGCGCGCCTGTTCCAGCTTCTTGCCGTCGACCAGCCACAGCCAGCCGCCGGAATGCCAGACGAAGCGGCCGTGGTTGTCGACCCAGCCGCCACGGCCCCGGTGTTGCGTGTTCGGGTCGAAATCCGGCTTGCGCGAAGCCTCATTGATGATCGCCATCATGCACTTGTCGCGCTCGACGCGGTTGACGATCTTTTTCGAGACCATTTTCTCCTGCTCGGCGTCCCAGACATCCTTCTTGCCCCAGCCGGGCCATGCCCACATCAGGCTGTTGAGCTTTGGCGCGAACAGGTCGGACAGCGCCGGCATGTCCCAGCGCTCGACGCGGCGCATGTGGCCGGTGGCGGAAATGCAATAAACCAGGCCGTCCGAATCGCGGCCGACGACTTTGACGGGGCAGTCCGGCGGCATGCTGTCGAAAGGTGCGCCTTCCCACATGCCGGGGTTGATCCCGTCGCGCGGCAAATTCGGGTCCGGGTCGATCGCCGACAGCGCGTCGGCTTCATCCTTTGCCCGCTTGGCATCGGCAAAGGCGGCACGGATTGCCTTCGAACCGGTCTGTGTCTGCGCCTTCGCCATTGCTGCCTGTCATTCCATGCTGTGTGAGAAAAAGCCCGCCGGCGTCGTTGGCCGGCGGGCGTCGCGCTAGACCGACCTAGCGCGGCGTTTTCACCCGTTGGCCGCGTCTTGGTCGGCGACGGATATCCACACCGGCACTTGCCAGCCGACCACTTTCAGTAGGATGAAGCCCCCGTCCGAGAGGGTCTTGATCTCTTCCGGGCTGGGCTTCCAAGCGCTCACGCATTCCGGATTGCCGTAACTATCCTTTTGAAGCCGGATCGGCAGCGTGCCGCATGGCCCATTGGACGGCCTCCAGTTAGCCGGAGCGCCGGGATTGTGGGTTGCCCCTTTGATGGTAGCCACTTCCATTAGATTTCTCTCCTTGGGTTTAGAGCCGGATAGACAGTCAGCGAGGGGAAAAGCCGGTCGGCGCGAAAACCGGATCGGATGGTTGCATGGCGCGCTCGCCGGGCCAGCGGCCGGACGGTTCCGGCTTGACCTTGGCGGCCTCTGCCTCGGCCGCCTGGTCGGCTTCGAACTTGAACGCCGCCTTGCACGCCGCATGGAACAGCGACAGCACGAACAGGTCGGCGCGGTTCGGTTCGGTGCGCGGGGTGCGCTTCTTCAAGCCAAGGTGGATGAACATGGCTTCCAGCGGCGCGTCGGGATTGTCGCGCACGAACTCGGCCATGATGGCGGCTTCTTCGAGGTCGAACACATCCTGATATTCGGTGACCATGCCGCCATCGGCAAACAGCCGCGCGCCGCCGGCGATCGCCCGCGCTAGCCCCGCGACATCGAACTTCCACGTCCGTTCGTAGTCTTCTTCATTCAAGCTGTCGGCGCCGGCAGGAGCCGGCATCAGGCTGTAGCCGTCCTCGAAAGGCTCGGTCGGCGACCACGACGAAAAGCCGTCCTCGTATTGGACGAAATAGCCTGTGTCGTTATCGCTTCCGTGGAAACGCTCATACCAGCCCGGAGGCGCATCGAATGGCTGATAGCTCTTGTCTTCCGGCGTCAGCGTCACCTGCCCGGTGTCGAGGTTTCGCGTGATGTCGGTCAGCTTGAGAGCCTGCACGACCTTGTGGCACCGATAGCGAGGCAGTGCCGCGTTCACCGCCTCCGCCGGCACTTCTGCCGCCACATTTTCACCCGTCCCGCTATCGGCGCCGATCGCCGGCCCGCGCAGCCCATGAATTGGGTCAGTGGTTTCGGCCGAGCCCGCAACGGCCTTGTCCCGTTGTGTTGTGCCAGCAGTGTCGAGCGGGGCCACCGGCGGCTGTTGCTGACTGGCATCCACGCCAACAACGTCATTGGCAATCTCGGCCGGCGCTGCTTTGGCTTTTGGGGCGATCGGCGCTTTGACATTCTTGCTTCCTTTCCTGCGTGCCATGGTCCTAAACCCCCACTTCGACGCGCTGCGACAGCTCTTCGCGGAGCAGGTAGCCTTCGAGCGGCCACATCTGGCGAATGCAATCCTCGCGGGCGAACTTCTCGCCCAGCGCCTGGTTGAAGTTGGCCGGGTCGGCCGGCGCCGACTTGCCGACCAGCGTAAAGCCGTTGGTCAGCGTCATGACGCAGATGGTCAGCTGCGGCGCGCATGTCGGGTTGAAGAATTGCGCGGTTTCGACCTTGGCTTCCATGCCGGCGAGCGTCACCCGCTTGTCGGTCTTGGCAACGGCGGCAGCGGCCGCGTCGCCGGCTTCTAGGCTTCCGGTGGACATCATTCTTCTCCTTGCGCCAGATCGTTGAAATCATCGCCGACATGGCTGGCTTCCACGACGACTGTCTTGCCGTGGCGTTCGAGCCCGGCGAGTGCTTGATCGAACTGCTTTTGCGCCTGGGCGTTGCCGGCGTTGTTGTCGCGCGCAAACAGCGCCCACTCGATGCAGGCGAGGTCGATCGGCGCCGAGCCGACGCCGGCGAGCGAGCCGCCGGCCCACACGCGCGCTTCCGGCACCGGCTGCGAAAAGCTGGCCGCCGTCTCGATGCCCTCGCCGACCACGACCGGATCGGGCACCAGGCCGTCGCGATCGGCCATCCAGAACGGCACGGCGTTCGGCCCCATGGAAATTTCGATGACGGCGCCCAGCGCCTCGCCCCACATCAGCTTCGCCGGCGTCACCGGCGCTTTCTTCGGCTTGACCGGATCGAAAAACGTGATGTGGCAGGCGGTGACGATGCCCATCCGGTTGCGCATGGCCGAATGCATCGCCGGAAACAGCGGCCCGCGCTCGGCCTTCCAGCGGCGGCCGTCGGCGTTCTCATAGCGCGCGCCCTTCCACCATTCCGTCGCCGGCGAGAACCGGAAGGAATAGCGGTTGAGGTTGGGAATAGCGTCGAGGTCGACGCCACGGCCGCGAAAATACGCCTTGGCGTGCAGCTCGGCGGCCGTGCCGTCACCATAGGCAAACGTGCCTTGCGGGCACCAGGCCGGGCCGGTTTCCTTGTCGCTCGGCTTGGCGAAAAACAGCTGGTCGGCGCTCTGCAGCTTGAACAGCCTGGCGCGCTCGGCCTTGTGGTCGCGTTCCTTCTGGCGCACCACTTCGGCCTTGCGCAAATTCTGCCGCTCGGCCGGCGACATCGAGCGGATGCCGAGAAAATCGCGGCCCCAGGCCAGCGCGCCCTTGATGTCGGTGCGCTCGACATAGGCGACCAGTTTCAGCACGTCGCCCTTGGCGCCCGATCGCCAGCAGCTCCAGGCGCCGATATCGCCGTTTCGAATGCGCACTTTCAGCGCCGGCAGGCGGCCGGGTTTTTGATCGTGCTCGATCGGGTTCCACGCCACCCACAGGCCGCCTTCGGGCTTGCCGTCCGGCAGCAGGCGTTCGCAGACATGCTCGATGCGGTCGATCAGGCCGGACTTGATGATGTCGAGGTCGCCGGTCACAGCAGCCTCCCCAGCTCGCGCGTGATGTCGGCGATTGTCGCCGGTACCGGCCGCGCCAGGCGCTCGGCTTCCGCTCGCACCTGGGCGATGGTCAGCACCGGTTCGCGATAGACCTTGGGCTTTTTCAGCGCCTCGATCGCGCGCATGACGGCGTGGTTTTTCGGCACGTCCATGCAGCCGTTGAAGCGCAGCCAGTCGTCGGGCTTGCTCAACAGCTTGCGGCTTTTCGGGATCCACGAAAACGCCGGGTCGGCCGGGCGCCGGCTATGCTTATGCCAAACCAACCAGCAATAGCTGGTCGCTGTCGTGCCGTTGATCACCCACCGGCCGCGATGCATCGGCAAGCGCTCGATGAACTGGCCGATGATATGCGGCGGATTGCGCCGGTACAGCTTGGCAAAACGCCCCTCGCCTTCGAGGAATGCCGAACGCACCAGCATGGCGACACCGCGCCGGGCGAGGTCGAGCGCAGCTAGCACGAAATCCGGGCCAAGGTTGAAAGGCGGATTTGTGATGATCCAGTCGCGCGGCGCCAGATTTGCATCGGGGTGCAGGAAGTCGGCGACGCCGCCAAATCCATAGTCGAACACGTCGCTGGCCGTCACCAGCGGGAAATACTCGCGCAAGGCCAGCGCCATGTGACCTTCGCCGCATGCCGGGTCGATCGCCATCAACGGAAACAGGCCGGTGTTCTCGTCCGGCGTCTCGAAGCGCGGCAGCACATGCGTGCAGAAGGCGCGCGTGCCCCAGGGCGGCGTCGGGAAGAAATCCAGACTGTCCGCCGGCTCGACCCGCCGCGCCATGACGGCGGTGTTTTCAAGGCGGGCGTTCATAGCTTGGCATACGCCCGTCGCGTGCGGGCCCGGTGTTCAAGCTTGGCAACGGCCATAATGGTCGGCTTGAGTTCCGCCGGCGCGACATCGTAGTGGCGACCGGATCGGCCATTGAGGCGCGGCAGCAGGCCGCGCGGCACCAGCTCCCAATTCGAAGGATCGGTGTTCAGCTTGTCGGTCAGGCATTTCAGCACCATGCCGTCCGGCACCGGGCCGTGGGTTTGCTCCCACAGCCATCGATGCTTGTGGACGCGCCACGTTGACGCCCCTGTCCACGGATTTCGTTGATCGGTGACGATCCAGACATAGCCGTCATCCCCGATCGATTCGTGCCCCGGGCCGACATAGTTTTGCGGCAGCTGTCCCTTCTTGAATTGGGTTGCCGCGCTGTTCGGATTGAATGGCAGCTTCTTGCCCTTGCTCCACGGCACCGAACCTTTGTCGAAATGCCCGGTGCGCCCGGTTTTCCAGCCTTCGCGCTTGCGTATGCCGTGCAGCTTGGCGGGCGTGACGTCCGGCCGCCCGAACATCGCCTGGAAGGCGCTGCACCAGGCGTTAATCTCCATCGTGCTGTTGTCGCGCAGCCATGCGATTTCGGCATCGCTGTACTTCAGCCGGCGGCCCTTATATCGCCCAGGATCGCGGCCGACCTTCCAGCCCTTGCGCTTGCGCAGCCCGTGAAGATGGATCGCGGCTACATCGTCCCGGCCGAACGCGGCACGGAAAGCCTTGTGATAGTCGCTGATGACCATCGTGCGGTTGGCTTCGAGCCACGCCATTTCGGCGGCGGAATAGATGATGCGCGCGGCCCTCATGACGTCTTGCCCTCGATCTGCGGCAGGTAGCGCGTCGGGTCGTTGCCATATTCGGCGACCAGCTTTGCGGCGCTGATCTGCAGGGCGGCGTTGCGGATGATCTGGTCGGCAACCGCGACGATGGCTTCGCCCCGGGTCGCTTCCTGTTCGATCTGCTCTTTCGTCATGTCCTCTTCGGACAGTCGTTCGAGCTGGGCGAACAGATGATTGTTGAGGTCAGAGAGGCGGTTTTTCATGCGTTGCCGCCCCTCGCCTTCAACAGATCATCGATCACGACCCTGTTGCCGGCCTCGATGTTGGACGCGACCAGCTCCATGACGCTTTCGCGCGAGAAGCGGCGTTGATCCTGCAGCGCGACGAGCTGGCCGACGAACACACAGACCACGGCCAGAATTTCGTCGGCCGGCATGTCGGGCGCAATTTCGCGGATCGCCGCGATGAAGCCATTGCGGAGATCTTCGTGCTGCCTGCTGGCGTCCATGAACTTGGTGCGCATCACATCATCCCCAGCGCGGCTTTGTAGAGTTCGAGGATGCTTTCTTCCTCCTGCCGGGCGGCAGGGTCCATGCGGCGCAGCCGGATCAGCGACTTGATCGCCTTTGTGTCGAAACCGGTGCCCTTCGCCTCGGCGAAAATTTCCTTCTTGTCGTCGCCGATCGCCTTGGCTTCCTCATTCAGCCGCTCGATCCGCTCGACAATGGCGCGCAGCTGGCCGGCCGCGACCGTCTGGCTGGTTTCGATGATGTCTTCCTTGCTGCGCTTGCTCACGAAAACACCTCCTCAATTTCCCGCAAAATCCGGTCGAGCTGCTTGTCGTCGTCGCGCTCGATTTCGAGTGTCTTGATGGCGTCGCTCACCGCTGCCCGCGTCACGCCGGCGGCGCGGCCGACATCGGCGCTGCGAAAGCCGAGCAGCTGGTTGGCGATCCAGAAGGCGATGCGCCGCACTTCGGCTGCTTTCAGCCATGCCGGGTCGCTGGTCGCCTTGCGCGCCGGGTCGCTCGCCAGCACCTTCTTGGCGTCGGCCTTGGTGAGGAAGGCGGCATAGATCAGGCACATCTTGAAGGCGGCGTGCGGGCCGAGCGAGCCGGCCTCCGAGCCGAAGGACAGCCGGAAACGGTTCAAGGCCGTGTTGAGCTTGGCCAGCGTCGCGGGATGCGGTTCCCGGCCGGTCGAGCGCGCATAGTCATAGGTGCGCTTGGACACGCCGGCATGGGCGCAGAGGCTAGTCAGCGGGATCTTCATTGTCCGCCGCTTCGTCTCGATCGTCTGAAAAGTCATCGCGTCGCTCATCTATGTCCCCGGTGAGTTGCTGCAGAGCCCCGGCCGCGTGAGAGACGCGAAACAACATGGCGACGGAGGCGGAAAGGATGCGGGCGAGCCCCGGCGTGGTTTTGGCCCGCTGGTCGCCGGAAAGGATCAGCTCGGCCAGGTGCGCGGCCTCGCCGAGATTGAATTCAAGTTCGGCGGTGGCGATCTTGTCGCCGTCGCGGATCGAGCAGACGCCGATCGTGGCGTTGTCTTCCATCAAGCCGACCACGCGACGGGCCGAAACGCCGGCGGCGCCGAGGTCGCGAACATCGACCATGACCGCCATGGCGCGCATCAGGGACGCTGCGCCCACATGATGGCGACAGGCGAGACGCTGGACGACAGCTCGTAATGCGCGGCCGCCAGCTTCTGACCCACCGATGGCGCCGGCAGATCGCGGAAGGTTTCCAGCGCTACCTGGTCGCGCACCAGTTGTTCGGCAGCGCGCCGGCGGTGGGCCTGCAGCGCGGCCGTCGCGGTGCCGTCTGTCACATCATGCATTGGCTTGTTCCCTCTGCTTTTGCGCCACCAGCTCGGCCAGTGCCGTTTCCAACCTGGTCAGCGTCTTGACGTTCAACTGCGTTTCGCCGCGCGCCGTGCGGCGCCACGTCTCGCCGTCCACCTTCGCCCGCTCATAGACGGCCCGGCGGGTCAGTCCTGCCGCCGCGCGGCGCTTGTCGATTTCTTCGAAGCTCAACATTGATCGCGAATCACCCGTGTGCTTTAAGTGCGGAACTGTCCCGCAATTATGCGGCACGTCAAGGTGTAGCTGTGTATAGGAGTGCCGCATCTTCTGCCCTTAGCCTGCGGCCCATGGTTTCTCCCAAGGATCAGCAGCTGGCATGGGTCCGCGCCGTCATGGCGCATCTGGGCGTGTCCGCCAACGAATTGGCGACGCGCGCGAAAATGGCGCCGTCGACAATCCAGAAGCCTTTGAACGATCCGGAATGGCCGCACATCCTTTCCGGCCGGACGATGGCGAAGATCGCAGAGATTGCCGGCCTGCAGCCGCTGGAATTCCCGCCGCGCAGTGGCGGCGGCTTCGGCGAGCCGGAAGCCGTGCCCTTCGTCTTCGATAAGGCCACCGACGCGATCGGCTCAAACCTCGATCGAGCCGTGCGCGAGCTATGCCGTGGCCGCAACGGCCGTGACCCCTGGGTGATGCGCTCGCGCCTTCTGGAAATGAGCGGGATCTTGCCCGGCGATATCCTGATCGTGGATTTGAACCTGCAACCGCGCCCCAAAGACATCGTCTGCGCGCAGCTCTACCAATGGCAGCTGGGCAAGGCCGAAACGGTGTTCCGCGTCTATGAGCCGCCCTATCTGCTGACCAATTCCGGAACGACAAGCAGGCCGGTTCCGGTGGACGACCAGGACGTGGTCATTCGCGGCGTGGTCGACGGCCTGGTGCGCCCCCGCCAGTAGCACTTGACAAAGTGCGCGCACCTTTTGCCGCGCTGGCACTTGACAGGGTGCGCGCACCTTTTCCGATTCAGCACTTGACAGGGTGCGCGCACCGTAGCGCGCCTAGCACTTGACAGGGTGCGCGCTCTTTCGACTACTCTTCGTCTTGGCCGTGATAATGGCCGAGCATGGATAGGGCGGTCCACTTCTCTGCCTGGAAGGTGACCAGCCCGACATAGACGAAAACCAATGCGCCAACCGCCATTGCGACACGAGGCCGGCGCTCCGCCCCAGCAAGCTGATAGACAACGTAGGCGAGCCAGCCGCTGATGACGATCGCGCCGACCGCCCAGAACTGACCAATCAGCGCACCCAGCAAGCGCGCCGGCCCATCAATCGCAAAGAAGAGCACTTCCCTCATTGCCGCATTGTCTATGCGCCGCGCAGCACTTGCCAGCGCAAGCACTGCGGCGCGCAACGTACAATTCTACGGCACATGATTGACGATACCGCATTAATGCGGGATACATACCGCGACTCAACACGCGGGCTTTGCACATGCTCTCCGATGAAACAGCTGGTTTAGACGAGGTCGCCCAGGCGATCGGGCGGCCCGCCCCTTGGCTGAAGCGAAACTGGCTGAAGCTTCACCAGCGCGAAGGCTTCCCGCGAAAAATCCCCACCGGCGATGTGTGGCCGCGTCGGGCTGTCGAAGTGTGGCTGCGTTCGGCCGGGCAGCTGCCCGCGCTTCTGCCCGCCAACCAGAACGAAGGGCAGGTCGACGCCATTAGCGCCGCCGCCAAGGCCCTTCTGGAACGCTACGGAGCAACACCCTCATGACCACCATTGGGACCCTCGCTGAAATCGCGTCGGCTTCGCAGGTCGACCCGCGCGACATCACCGATCGCCAGCTCGCCGCCTTGTTCGTCGTGCGCGACTATCGCCTGATCCGCTGCAAGAACGGCTGGCGCGCCGGCGGCTCGCCGCGCGTCACACTCGACATGATGTCGACGCTGGCCGCCATGGGCCTGGTCAACCACCGCGTCTATGGCGGCAAGACCCGCCCCGAAATCACCGGCGTCGGCCGCAACACGCTGACCGTCGCCGAACAGCGTCGGAGGAAGGCAGCATGACGTTCGTGCTCATGCTCGGCGCCGGCGGCTCGATCGCCTTCCTGCTTGGCTGCGCCGTCTCACTGGCCTACTGGCGGCCGCAGCCGGTGCGCAGCGGCTTCGAGGTTCGCTACGAGCATCATCCCCAAAGGAGGCACCATGACCGCTGAGATCGGCGCAACCGTCATCGGCTTTCTCGCCGGCTTCACCTGCGGCGGGCTGTTCGCCGCCGCCATCATGGTCGCCGCCCGCAGGGCGCTGCAACCACAAGCAGATTGACCAGCCGTTTGCCGCCCCCGCGTTGGCGGCTGGTCAGCCCGGCAGAATGAGACAGTCCCCCTCTCATTCTGCCGGGCATCTTTTAAGAGATCGCCGCGTTCCGTTTCTGGCGTAGGCGCAGCTGGCCGGGGTGACCGAGAATGGCGCCCCGGCTTTTTTCTGAGGATAGAGCATGACGTCGACTGACATGGCGCGCTGGTCGCTGGCATGGCGCAACCATTCCAAGCCGCCTCCAGGGCCGCGTGTGTTGAGGGCAGCGCTGGTGCCGCGCGGCACCCCTTGTCCACCCGAAGTCTTGGAACTTTGGGTGGCTGGCGGCGGCTACAGCATCGGTTGGGAATTGGTCACTCAGCAACCTATTCGCCGCTGGAGCCCCGAGGCAAAGGCAAAGGCGCGCCGGCGCAATTTGCGCCGACGCCTTGAAAAAAGGTGCCGCTATTCGCCGACCTCTTCGAGGAAGCCGAGCTGACGCGGCGCCCCAGCTACTTCGCTGGCGGCGAGGAACAACCGCGCAGCCTTTGACATTTCACCCCGCGCGATTCACCCTCGCGCGTGAACGGGAGCCACACCGATGCGCAAACCAGCCTCAATCAAGCACGTCTCTTGGCGCGACGGCCGGCCGCGCTTCCAGCCCGGGCGCCAGCTGCGCGACGCCGGCCACGCCGGCAAGGATTTGCGCCACGAGGATGGCGCCTGGTTCAGCCGCGGCGAGGCCATCGACTGGTCGGACGCGTTCTGCAAGCAGCTGGTGAAGGAAGCCAGGGCGGCGGCTCCTGCCAAGACAGCGCCGACACCGGCGCGCGGAAAACTCTACAGCGTCGGCCAGCTGTTCGAGGACTGGTTTGCCTCGCTGAAATTCCAGATGCCGGCCGACCAGGCCGAGCGCCAGCGCCAGATCGCGGCGCGCAACATATATGCGCCGAAAACCATCAAGGACTATCGGCAGAAGGCGCGCGTGATCGAGGACTATGACCCCTCGCTCTACGCCTCGCCGGTCGACGCCCTGTCGCAGCCGGTGCTGTTCGGCCTGTATGAGGCGCTTGTGGCGGCGCGCGGGATCTCCACTGCACGCGGAGCCATCGCCGTGCTGTCGATCGCGCTGGGCTGGGGCAAGCGGCGCGGCAAGTTCACCTTCCGCGAAAACCTTGGCGTCAACCCGGCGCAGGATCTGCAGATGGCGACGCCGCCGCCGCGCATCCGCTTCGGCACGCGCACCGAGATTGAAACGCTGGTCACTGTGGCCGATCACATCGGCGTGCCGGAGAGCGGCGACATGACCATGCTGGGCGTCTGGACCGGCCAGCGCCAGCGCGATCGGCTCGACCTGGTCGACGTCGGCCTGCAGAAGGGGCGCCGGCATTTCCGCCAGTCCAAGACCGGCGCCATCGTGTGGGTCATGGAATCGCCGGAGCTTGAGCGCCGGCTTGCCGCCTCGGTCGAGCGCCGCCGCGCCGCCAAGGCCGAAGCGCTGCTGGGCGCCGAGGCCGACGAGCGGCCGGCGATCGAGCGCCGTTTCAAGCGCGTCATCCTTAACGAGCATGTCGACAGGCGCTATGGCGTCTGCCGCTGGCAACCGTTCGAAGGCCAGCACTACAGCCATGTCTTCGCCAAGGTCCGCGACATCGCGGTGAAGGGCGTCCGCGCCGACAACGGCGTTGACTGGATCATCAAGCCGTGCCCGACGCTGGCCGATTTTCAGGAGCCCGATCTGCGCGACACGGCGGTGACCTGGCTGGCGCTGGCCGGTTGCACCATTCCCGAAATCTGCGCCATCACCGGCCACAGCCTGTCGAGCGCCACGCGCGTCTTGAAACACTATCTGGCCGTGCATCCGGAAATGGCCGACGCGGCAATCAAGAAGATGGTCAGCTGGTACGAGGCCGGCGGCGAAACGGAGTTCGGGCTATAGGCCTTGACGCCCGCCGCGCCCGCGCCATTCTCAAGGCATGGCGTGGGATATTGCAGACATTGCGGTAGGCGACGAAGTGACGGTCACCGTCACCGTTCTCAAGCTGCTCGATGACGGCCGCGCCAGCGTCAGCATCCCCTACTATGGCTTTCCGCACTCGGTGCGGCCGCCCAAGAAGGTCAAGCCCGGCGGCAAGCTGGACCTGACAGGGACCGTCCTGCGCATCGACGAGGACGATCGCAAGATCACCGTCGACCTGCCGGCCCGCGTGACGATCGGCATCGAGGCCGTCACCGGCTGGGAGCCGGCGCCACACCGCGACCAGACGCCGCCGCGCGACATTCCCGACTAGCTGAGGTCCAGAACCGACTGGGCCCTGGCCAGCAGCGCCTGCAGCGTGGCGCGCTCGCTGTCGCTCAGTTCGAACGACTGTTCCAGCCTGGTGACCAGCTCCTGATTGAGGCTGCGGCCATTCTCGGCGGCGGCAACCTTCAGCCGTTTGCGCAGCGTGGCGGACAAGCGGACATGGAAACTCGGCGGTTCGGTCTGATCGGGCATTGCCCGCTCTTATGGCCGAAAGCTTAAGGCTCTGAAATCGTCCCACAGGGTGGTATAAATATACCGTTAACTGGGTGATTTCTCTCCCCGCAATCCACACCGTCGCGCGACGATATTTCCTAAAGCTGGCTGGCTGATTGACCCCGCCATCGTGCGGACGTGTTTTAGGTCAGGCCGCCCCTAAGACGGCTGGGATGATCGCACAGGAGAAAACGCCATAATGGAGGAAGACCCGCTGAACCGCATAGACCAGGAGCTAGCCGAGATCGACAGTTTGCTAACCGCGTTGATCTTCATTTCCGAGAACGTTGATGACCACCAGCACGAGCTGATGCGGCATTCCGCGACCAGCCTTTGCTATATTGCGCATGACAAGATCGCGGCCGCCCACCGCGACGTGTCACGACTGCTACGAATGGCCGCCTAG